TGGGATTCCTGGGTATCGGTAACAACCCGATGGTAGGATGTACAGTGGCTTGTGCGGTTGACGTGGCTCAGGCTTTGGCTAAGTAATTAAAGTTACATTATATAAATAAACTCCTGTAGTCCATGTGATTACAGGAGTTTTTTATTTGTGGTAACTTGACTTAGATAACAGATTGAAGCACCTTGCATCACTCATTATTTGGAGTGAATGAATGGTGAATCAGTAAGGAGATAACAAGATAAATCCTGCTTTATTTAAGTCCAAACAACTCATGTAAAGAGTAGCCAATTACCCCTCAAATCAAGCCATAAACAGGTTACTTTTGCAGCCGATTTGCAGCCGAATTTGCCATTCTTAAAAAACGGCTGCAAGAATTGGCATAATCAACTATAATACAATGCGATACACTCCATATAACATTTAATTTAAAATGGAGAAACATTGTACAATGGTTTACTTTTCATTAAGAGAAAGTAAGCAAAACAAAAAAGGTCTATCACCTATTGAGGTTTCAATCACCACTAACGGAAAGAGAATCTACTTTAGTACAGGTAAACACGTACCTGCTGCTGACTGGAACAAAGAGAAGCAAGCTGTAAAAGGCAAGAGTGAAGAAGCGCAGCTAATCAACGGTTATCTGATTCAACTACGGAATAAGATATATCAAAAAGAAATTGAGCTACTCCAAAAGGGGTATCTTATCACTGCTGAACTATTAAAAGAAGCTATCACAGATAAGGTGGAAGCTCTGAACGAGAAGACTTTATTGGATGTTCTGAACGAACATAATACAGAGCGCAAAGCAATGGTAGGTAAAACTGTTGCCCCTGCCACTTATTGGGTGTTTGAATATACAGGCAGATTATTCAAAGAGTTTATTCAGAAGAAATATGAGCGTAAGGACTTATATTTAAGAGAGATAAACTTGGGCTTCATTCAAGGATTCCATGCTTTCCTTTTAGGAGAGAAGAAGATGGGACAAAACTCCTGCACCAAACATTTAAAGTTCTTAAAGAAGTTGCTAAATTTAGCTGTCGCCAACTCTTATATATCCTACAATCCTGTAAATGCTTATAAAGTAGAACGCGAACCCGTAGAAGTGGATTTCTTGGATGAAGAAGAATTGAGGAAGATTATCAACTTTGATACTCCCCTACCAAGATTGGAACGAGCTAAAGATATGTTTCTCTTTGGGTGCTTCACAGGGCTTAGCTACATTGACATTAAGACCTTGACACCAGAACACTTTGAGAAAGATAACACTGGCAGAATATGGATTAAGAAACGTAGGGTTAAGACAGGGGTTCTATCACGCATTCCCCTACTCCCCATCGCCAAACTGATATTGGATAAGTACAAAGGTGGAGAGAAATTACTCCCTATTCAAGACCCTGCGGACATCAACAAATATCTAAAGGATATAGCTATACTTTGTGGAATTAATAAACGAATTTGCTTCCACACAAGTAGGCACACCTTTGCAAGTACAATTACTTTAGCCAATAACATATCGCTGGAAGTTGTTTCTAAGATGTTAGGACATACCAATACACGAATGACTGCCCACTATGCAAAGCTGATAGACAAGTGCATAGGTGAGCAGATGGATAAACTCATGGATACGTTTACAGGAGCTTCTGATTACTAAAGCATATCCTATCCACAAATTCCTCACTTGTAGCAATGCAGGTGGGGATTATTTTTTAATTTTGCCTTAAACTAATAATTATGGAGAAGCTAAAGGAAGATTACATAAGCATTGATACTCGTTTGGAATACATGGAAGCCATAGCCGTTAAATATGTTCCAGACGTAGATATAGACCCAGCCACAGGAGAAAGATACGTCTGCGGCACTACCGCCTTACCCCTATTCATAAGAAGATACAATCAGAATGAACTATATGGTAATTTCACATACGAAGATTATATAGCCAATGAGGACATACAGAATACATTGAAAGGTTTGGGAGTTGATATAGATAAGTTCTGGTTTCTACTTCTGTTCATCTTTGACTATACTTGTGGAACGTGCTTGGACGGAATGAAAGCTACAGGCATTGGAATAGAACAACTCATCAAATTCGCCAAAGCCATAGCTGACAACCATAAGGAGATTAACCAATTTGGAGTAAGTTTTAAAAAGCCTATTACCGTCTCTGTAAAGATTGAAGGCAAGCATCAGATAGTAATTGACAATGCCAATGCAATAGGTTACTTGGCTACTATCATTGCCAACAACCTAAAAGAGATAGAGGAACATCCTTGGATGCAGAACCAACAAGTCAGCATAAGCACCCATGCAGAAGAAAAGGAATCCGTTCAGATATGGCTGTTCTATAAGATGTTCAATGACTTCTTCAATTTAGAGCCATATAATAAGCTGTTTAATGTCAGACAGAAGAAAGGAAGCACCATATCACTTAGTAAGACATTGCTCATATCAAGGCTTATCTACTTCACTAAGCTATCTAAACATAGTAAATTCTCAGATGATGAAGATGTCCTAAAAGGTTACATCAAGCAATATAAAGACAAGAGAATTGATACTGCGAACAGCATATACTTCTAATAAACTTCTGATAATTAATACAGTCCTGCTCCGTACCATTAAGAGGGTACATAAGAGCAGGACTTTTTTTCTCTCTTTTAATCCTGCCATTATATCCCATCTTTGCAGCGTCAAAACGATAGCGGACGAGCTGACAATTAAGAGGGGAAGTAAAACCACCCATTAATTTCTCTCTTTTAATCAGCCCAGAAGCAAGTAGTTTTGCAGCGTAATCAGAAAGCCAAGTGCGTATAGGTTGGACGGTTACAAAGAACTTAATTTGATAATTAAAAACAAGATGACAATGAAAACAATGACTAAGACAGCAGGAAAGACTGCAACCAGCAAATCAGTAGCTAATGCTAAAGCAGGAAAGGCAGTGCGCACTCTCAGCTTACAACAACAGTTGATTAAAGCTGAAAGAGATTTGAAGAACATAGTTAACAGACAGTTGGGAGAAACCGTTCTACACGCCCAAGAGTTAATTGTGAAACAATTAAAGCAGGCTATTGAAGAGAAGAATAGTAAAGCCCTCACACTTAAAGACGAACCTATTACATTCCAATTAACTAAAACTGAGGAGAAGGTCTCTAAGAAGATTGCCTTTGTAAAACATAACAGAAGCATTGATTCAAAGAAAGTAGATACGTTCATTGCTATTATTGACAATGGCAAATATGAAGAAGCCTATCCCATCATCGTGATAGAAGCTTCAAAACTAATAAAGGCAGGATATGTCGTAACAGATGTAAACGGTAGAGTTCTGACAGAAGAAGAGGCAGAAGGCTACTTTGTAATCTTGGACGGTCAACACAGAAGCACAGCATTTGCCAAACTAAACTCTGTCAAAGGTAATATGACTATCCCCAATGTCTTTGTTAAGGATATTAAGGATATAGGAACTTATTTGGAAGAAATCAACAGAGTTGGTAATTGGGATATGAAAGCCAAGATAGGGGTTGCTGCCTTGACATCCAAAGATGAACTCTTTGAGAATATGGCTGAACTAATCCAACAGGGATTCAATCCTACGACAGCAGGTCTGATTTATACCAAGAAGAACATTCCAGAGAAGATATTGAACAAGGTTTTAAGAAGAGAAGAATACAATCTACCAAAAGATGCCATAGTTGACATCAAGAGAGGTAACGATTTTATAACTCTATGCAAAGCTGCCAAAATCAGCGTCACATTTCTCACTAAACGTTACTTCATTAAAGGATTTAACAGTTATGCTAAAGTACATGGCGAAGAACAAGCATTCAAGGCTTTGGATAAGCTAAAACAATTAGAACTTAATGATGACAAACTAAAGAAAATAAAGGAAGATGATGATTTTCAAGCAATGCTACAAAATGCTTTAGAAGCATAATACATACTACGGAGCAAAGCCCATGTGACAGGTGGGCTTGTTCTCCCCAAGTTCTTAGAATTTCTGAATAGTCTAAAGTCTGATTACTAAATGTGTGGTCTTATCATTAGTTTCTCACTTATGGAGTTACTATCTTTACAGTACTACAAGCAGATAATCCCACCACATAGATTGACGGACTTACAAACTATTCAGAATATCTAAAATGGAAGAATTTACTTATGAGCAGATAAGAGTTAAGGCTCTTAAACAGGGAGTAAAAGATAACAAGGTTCACATTGGATTGTGGGCTAATCTTAATAACTATCTAAAGACAAGGAGAAAGAAGAATGGAAAGGTTACTACCTATTATATCTCATTGCAGAAGTTGGCTTATTAATTCACTGATATTTAAACTGATATGATAATTCATCTGCCAACAGGAAAGAAGTTCCATAACAGAAAGGAAGCTAAGATATATTTTGGCACTGCCTACTATTACAAAATGGAACGTGAGAAAAAATATTTAGTGTTTACCAACAATGTTCAATCAGCTACTAATGAATATGAAGATACCTCAAAAATACCTGCAAAACAGGATAAGTAACATTAGGCAGGATTATGCTACTATTAACAAATCTATTGTAGATAAACTCAATCCTCCTAATCTGTACAGGTTCTTCTGTCTGTCCTTATATAGAAATGACTATTATAAGGTCAGATGGAGAATTAAGGATTTAGCTAAGCGGACTGGAGAGGAAGAAACTGCACTAAAGAATTTCAATAAGGATATAGAAGCTGTGTTGGTTAGAAAGAGATACCCTGTACCAATCAACCACCCTCTTATTGACTTTACAATGAGAAGTCTTTACTGCATCCCACCCATAGACCGCCCCAACTTTATAACACTGTCCTACCTCTTTATAAAAGTGGATTTGGATATTAAAGTGAAAGGATATTATATCAAGCTCTTATTGATAGCAGAAGATAACAAGATATTGCTTTCTCTTAATAAGTTGGCTGACAAATTGGGAATGGGTAAGAAAAATGTAGAGAGTTACAATCTGGATTTATATAATGCAGGTCTGTTAAAATTCATACCCAAAGGGATAGAACTTACTCCAAAGGAACTATTATTAGACAATGATATAGCCAAACAACGTAAGGAGTGGAATCCAACCAACTCAAAAAACGTGGTTAAGATAGCTTTCAAGTCCAAATAACAGGCAAGTAGGATTTTTCGTACTGTTTATTAATATATTAAGAGATAGTACGAATAATCCCCACTCTGTCTTATTCTGACTTTAGAAGCATCTAAAGTTGAATTTCTACGATAAGGGTAAGCAGCCCTTATGAATGCTACTTCGTAATGACAATTTTAAACCATCAGAGTAATGCACAAGACACCCCTACCCACATAAACACCCCCTCATAGCTCTTAAATAAAAAGAATGCTTTAGAAATGCAGTCTGATAGTTGGCAGGAATAAGCATTCTTATTAATCCAAGAACAGGCACGATGCACTATTATCACAACCAACCTATAATTTACTAATGCTCCTCATTTCCTTTGAAAGAATCTTTAGGGAAAGACATAGGACAGCCTAAGATACAAGCGAAGAAATTCACTTGTGTTTTAGGTTTGTTCCTATTAAATCCATTCAATCAATAACCATTTAATTCAATTTCATTATGAGAGATTTAGTAATTATGCCAGCTATGGCACAGCGTAGAGAATCATTAAACATGGGTGAGTTTGCAGAAGAAGCAATCATTGC